GGCATCGGCACCGCCGGTCGCCTGACCGGTGGGCGGGTTGGCGGATGTCTTGTCCGCCGCTTCGGGCTTGGGTGCCATGGTCGGTTTCTCCTTTTCATGGTCCGGGGGTTGCACGGCGGACGCCGCGTTTCGGGTTGCGGCTTCGAAGGACCAGTGTTCCTTCTTTGCCATAGCCACGAGCTTCTTGGGGGCGTGGGAATAAACTCGGTAATCGAATGCGGCGACAGCCTTGGCGCGGCCCCCTTCGGTTTCGGTCGCAAACCCGCGTTCTACGGCTTCAGCGCCGTTGAGCCAAAGCTCCGACTTCATCTCTTCGCGGATGGATTCCACATCTTCGCCCGTCTGTTCGGCGTAGATGTCGGCCATTAGGTCGGCCAGCTTGTTCAGTTGTTCGGTGGACTTTTCATGGTCGCCCGCATTGCCCCACGTGAACTTCGCCGGGTCATGGATCATCATCAGGGCACCGGACCGCATGGTAATCGTGTCACCGGCCATTGCGATGACCGAAGCCGACGATGCGGCAATGGCATCGACTACCACGGCCACGTCGCCGCGGTGCGCCCTCAGCGCATTGTAGATTGCAATGCCGTCATCCGTGTAGCCGCCGCCAGAATTGATGCGCACAGTGATGTCCGCATCGCGCCCCAGCATCGCCAGCGCGTCGATGACCTGCGATGCGGAAAAACCGTCACCCCAAAAGTCATCCCCGACGAACCCGTAAAGAACGAGCTCGCCATCAACCAAGATGGTCATGTCTGTCTCCTTGTTGTCAGGTGAAGCGGAACCGCTTCGCGAATCGCAAGCGCGGCTTGCTTTCTCGGGCGGCGGGGCAAAGCTCGCGGTACTGCAGGATCAGCGCCGCCAAGCGCCTATCGTTCGCCCGCGAAAATGTTACCTCTTCACCGTCAATGCGAACGGTTTCCCGCAAGCTTCCAGTTGCCAGTCGCAGCTGCACCTTAACCAGCGCAGTGTGAACAGCGCACGGATCGGTGATGTCAATTGCTTCACCGCCGATGCGCACAAGGTTCGCACTCATGGGGAAGACTCCGTTTCTATGACCGGCCTCAAATCCCGTGCCGCATAGGGTGATTCCATGCCGGCATCGACGTAGCGCTGGTGTTCCCGCTGACGCTGTTCAAACAGCGCATCCGGGTCCACTCCAAGGTCACCGGTCTCATGGGCGATGGAACTGGTGCCATTGGACAGCCGTTCGGTCGAAGCGCGGGCCGACTTGTAATCGTCTGCGGTGGGCTTTGCGGGCCCTTGCCAGTTGGCTGCAGCCACCCGGTCGCGGTTCGCTCGGAAGGCTTCATACCCGCCTTTGAACGGAATGCGGCCTTCGCCCACTTCTTCATCCAGCCAATTGCCGTAGACCATCTGGCACATCGGGGCCGCGATGCGTTCGCGCCTCCGCATGACCACGGCCCAGATGGACGCATTCTCCATGCGCACGCTGGAATAGGTCGCGGCGGTGTGGTCCATCGTCAAACCGCCATAAGTGATGCCGATGGTGCGGGCCATGTCGCGGGCAAGGCTATTCGAGAACGGCAGGAAGTCCTGACCGGGAACCTGCGCGCTTTCCATGCCCAGCTTTTCGCCGGGGCCGAGGTGCGACACCTGCGGATCGGAGCCGACTGAAATCCGGCTATCCGCAGCCCGGTCCAACTGCGCCCCAAGATAGTCCAGATATTCCTGCGCGTACCCCGTGCCGCCTTCGCTTTCCTTCAGCACTTCCAGCGCCTCATAGGCATCTTGGCTTGGCGCTTCACTGGTGAGCGTGATGGCAAAGACCGTCTGCAAGATGGCCATCTGAAGGGTCGCATCATCAAGCATTTCCGCCTGAATGTGCTTCCGGAAGGCCGGGGCCAGAAGTGAAATGCCGCGAACATCGGTGGCGTCCATCGGGTCGAATACGTGCATGACCAGCGGACGGCCATCAACATCGAATGCGGCATAGTCGCGCTTCGACTTCAGGCCAGTGGTGACGGTTTCAAACCGGTAGGACACCGGACGGCCCTTGCCGTCGTGATGCACCCCTTGAAACAGACCCTCCAGCGGGCTGGTGTCCTGCACTAGCCGGGGCGGCGGAACAAGACACAGCTTGGTGCCGCTGGTGATGCCATAGCGGCTGCGGTCGCCTGCGGTAAAGAAATCGAAGACGCCGGTCGCCTCGCCATAGGCGATGTGCCAGCGCAACCCGATGTCTACCATCTGCGGGCCAGTCAGCTTGCCACGCATGTCGCACTCGCGGGCGTTGTTCCAGTAAGACTGCCAGCGCCTCTTTACCAGCCTGATCCAGTCCGCTTTTTCCTTTTCGTCGTACCCCATGCCCGAAAGGTCGGGGTCGGGCGTCAAGGTCAGGCCCACGCCAACCGTGTCGGCCAGAACTTGGTCCGTCGCGCCTTTCAGGCGACCGCTGTTCTGGATCAGGTCCATAGCCAAACCGGCGGCGCGCGACCAAGACCGGCGCACATCGTCACGATGGTTGGTCAGCGGCGCGACCCGCGATGCGATGACGCCGCTCTTGGTGTCGCGCATGTAGCGGGCCTGCGGACGCGAAGGCCGTGCAGCCGCCGCCAGCGGCGTTCCATCTGGTTTTATAAGACCGCTCATCGCGTCCTGTTTCTCCACTTCGACCGCGCACGCTCCTTGGCCTGCGCTTCAGTTTCGTCTTCAGCGGACCCCGCCGAATCCGCCGGTTCGGCCTGCGGCTTCGCTGCCATCAGAAGGTCTTCAAAGTCGCCCTGAACATCTTCGGGCGGGCGCTCGCGATCCGACATCAACCGATCCCATTCGGTGTCTGGCAGGTTGCGCACCCCAAGGCGGATTGCCGCAGCTTCCGCCTGAAGGTGGGTGTCCAGACCCTCGTTCGCTTGGTTCGGGTCTTTCACCCACAGATACCGGGTAAAGCCCGACTTCGCCTTTTGCGCCTTGCGGCTCTCCGCTGTCAGCTGCCGAAAAAATTCGTCTTCCAGCCCTTTCGGCATGGCGATGAAGCCGCGTTCTTCCGGGTCGGATTTCTTCAGGTTCCGGTAAAGCCCCATCTTCAAAACCGACGAGGCGAAGTTGAAAAACCGCTTGGAGTAGCGAACAATCTTGCCGCGCCGGTTCCGTTCCTTTTTCACCTGCGCCAGAAGCGGGGCGCTTTCTGGATGCACACCGCGCACCATGATGACGCGGGATGCCGGGTGCCGCCGCGCCCAATCCCAAACGTCTTCGGTGTAGGCGTTGCCGTCGATGGCCAGCATGTCGATTTCGACCTTTCGGCCATAGGCATTCCGAAAGCCTTGCCGCAGCAGGCCGTTCAGCTTTGCCTGACACCCTTCGTCGGAAATGTGCCCGTTGAACACTCCGTACTCGACCACGGCGCGCCGCTTGTTCTGGCCCCATGCCACGACCTGCCATTCTACGCGGTCGCCCTGACAGTCCACGCCGCAGGTCAGCATCGGATAGCCCGCCGGGATATTCCCGTGGGAATAATCCGACTCTGCCGCGCGGTCGCGGATGTCTTCCCACGGCGGCGCTTCGCCCAAGACACGGTAGGCTTTGCCCACCACGTCATTCCAGAATGTCTGCTCCTTCGGCGGGTCGCCCTTGGCCGACAACCATGACCGCGCGATGCGTTCGAACGACTGCAGCAGGGAATAGGCCGACCAAAGGTAGAAGGACCGATGCACCCGCTTCATCTTCGGGTTCGAGGCAATCCACTTGGCCCCGCGCAGCATCTTCGGGCGATGATGTTCTTCGATTGAAGCACCGCACCCTTCGCAGGTGAAGTGCGCCCGTTCCGGATGGTCTTCATCCAGAGCTGACATCATGTTTTCCCATTCCAGCACCTGCATGTGGCCGCATTCATCATGCGGGCAGGGCACGTGCAGAAATTCCAGACTGCCGGACTCGAAGTTCTTTGTGATGCGGCAGCCCGGAACAACCATGGGCGTCGAAATCTTGAAAATCTTGGCGAACTCATAGCCCTGACTGCGGCTGTCCGCTTGGGTCTCCGGGTCGCCCGCGCTGTTCATATCCCACTTAGCAAGGTCATCCTGAACCTGCCGGGACATGGACACCTGCGAAAGCGAGGCGGGCGAATTCGCCCCTGAAATCTGGATGGCCCCGCGACCGTCGCGGCGCTCTTTGTAAAAAACCGAGTCCTGCCCGTCACGGGCCTTCATCGGGAAAATCTTGCGCAGCGCCGTGGTGCCTTTCAGCATGGGCGACAGCTTCATCCTCGACCACCGCCGTGCGTTTTCATCGGTCGGGTGAACATAGAGAAAATCACCGGGGTCCATTTCCATGGAGCCACCAGTGAAGATGTTGGCCAGCACCGTGCCACCCAACTGCGCCGATTTCGACAGGGTAACAACCCGGCACGGGTCATCGGGCGACAGCGCCCGCAGGATTTCGTCAAAGTAGCTGAATCGTTCCCGATTGTACGGGCCGGGCAGCGGGCTTTCCCGCGATGAAAACACAATGTGTTCTTCCGCCCACGTCAGATAATCGACGGGCGGCGGCGGGTCGATGACATCCGCAAGAACATCGTGCGCCATCCATTCGGCGCTTGTGACGGCGACATCCAGCATCAGGCATCCAGTTCAACCAAGGTGGTCGCTTCCTTTTTCACATCATCCGCGCGGGCGCGTTCTTTCATCGCCGCCGTCTTCCGGACCTTTTTAAACTCCGACCGCAGCAGGTGCAGGACATCGCGCTGCGGCACGTTGAATTGGGCCGCGACCGCCGCCGCAAGGTCTGGCAACGATCCTTCAAAAATCTGCAGCATCATCCCCGCGATGCGCGCCATCTGTTCGCGGGCGTCATCTGCGTCCATCAGCATGCCCTGCCGAAGCGCCTCTTCCGAAGCCTGCAACCGGTTGCGGCGCAGCTGCTCTTCCAGCTTGGCCCGCTTCAGCTGGTCTTCGACCGTATCCGGCTTGGGTGCCGCCGTGGGCGATGACGCAGCAGGCGCTTCGGGCGCAGTCTGTTCAACCCGGACGGCTTCTGCCATCGGCAGGCTTGGCTGCTGAACCGGTGCGGGTTCAGGGTCAGGCCCAACGGCGGGCTGCACCTGCGCCGCATCGTCCACCGTGGTCCGAGTCGCGATGCCGTTGCCGAGCGATTGGCCGATGTCGCGGTTGCGCCGGACCTGTTCAACCGCGACCGCGTAAATGATCTTGCCTGTCTTGCCCGGTCCGGTGAATGCGTCGTCGCGCAGGATGTCCTTTGACTTCCACTGGCTGACTGCCGCGCGGCTAACCCCCAAGGTGCGCGCAAGGTCCGCCTGCGACATGTGCTGATGTTCTGGCTGCATCTTTGCCTGTCCATCCTGTCCGGGGCCGGTGGGGCAGGTATGCTAAACGCCCGGCGTTAAGTGATTTCCCCTTATTGTTAAGGCTTTGCAAAAGCCGTCTGACTGCCGAACCCTCGGGCGCTTACCGCACCGCGTGCGGCTGCGGCGCGGTACGGTCCCTTTTATTTTCCGGGCCGGTTAGAGGCCCAAAAGACGGCTGATTTCGTGATCCAGCCGACGCGGAAGCTGCGCCTCCACTGTGCGGTCGAACGCTTCGGCGGTTGCCCCGTCCACCATTTCTGCCGGGATAACCACGCCGGACTTCTGCTTTTCCAAGTCCGTGCGGTTGCCGACCCGAAGGAAGACATGCCCGCCCATGTTCAGCGCAACCCGACCACGGGCAAAACTGCCACCCTTCAGGAAGGTGCTTTCGTACAGTTCGCGCTGACCTCGAACCAGCGCACTCACGCCCCTGCGGGTTTCGCGCGGCTTGAAATACTTCAGCGCCACGTCGCCACCAGCGGCGGACATCGTGTAGTTCAGGTCGGACCACGTGGACCGCTTGACCTTGACCGCCTTGCGGATGGTCTTCTGTGGCAAACTGGTCTGTCTGGCCAGCGTCCGGACAACTTGCGTGCGGGCCATGTCGCCGGTGCGGTTCAGCGCCCGGTTCACGGCCTTCGGTGCTTCCGCCCCCAAAGCGCCCAGCATGTTTTCGAACCGCTGCAGGCCCTTCACATCGACTTCGCCCACGCTGAACATCACCAGCCCTCCGTTCGGCTACCGTCACAAAAAAGGCCAGCCGCAGGATTTCCGCGACCGGCCTTCAAACCGAGGGACAAGGGAAAGTTCAGATGCGCTTCATCGCTGCCTCCGTTGCTGGCGTTCAAATCTCACACAACCGTCAGACAAAAAAAGGCCCGCGCTTTCCAGCCGGGCCATTCCATCCATTGCAGCAGCAGTGTCACAGGCGGCGGCGCTTTCGCGTGGGTGCCCGGACTTGACGGCATACAGTCGAAATCGGGTGCATCACATGCGACTACGACCGCCCGGAACAATGGCATGTATCTTTCAACAGTGGCCACCGAACCTTCGTCTGATTCCGACTGTTAAGGGAAGATGATGTATTCCGTCAACCCCCCTTAACAATATCGAGCGCCGATTAACAGTCCGCCGAGCGCACCGCCTCCAGCAGATCCGACCGAATTTCCACTTCGATTTCGCCGCCCAAAATATTCAGAAGCGCCCGCACCGAAGGGCCAGAAGCATCGACCACGCGGACCTCCTGACCGTCCAGCGGACCCGCGACCACTCGAACGGTGTCACCGGCCACGAATTCGCAGCCCGTCTTTAGGTAGCGATGGCATTCAGGCGACAGGTGCCCGCCCCCCCATTGCCGCATCAAGCGCATGACGCGGGCAGGCGGGATTTCCACCGGTCGCCCCCCGGTGCCCATGACGCCGGTGACCACATCCAGTTCCATCAGGTCGTGCCAGCGGCTTTCCCCGACCGGCCAGCCCACGAACATCCAGTCCACCAGAAGCGGCTGCGACACGAACACCTCGTCCGGGCTGAAGCGGTTCTTGCGGCGCAGCACCTTCTTGATCGGCAGAAAGACTTCGAACCCCGCCCGGCGAAGAATGTGTTCGGGCAGGAACACCCGGTCGCCCGTGCCATCAACTCGCCTCTTGCGCACCCGGCCCGCGCGGTCGCGGTAGGTCTCAAAACTTCCGCCAACCGTGACTTTTCGGATGCCCCCGACCTGCTTGCGTTTCACCCGGCATGCGAACCACTGCATTTCCTGCGCTTCAATTTTACCCATAAGCACGGCCAGCGCCCCCTTCGCTCTGGCCAAGGTCAGCGATACGCTGGCACTTGGCGATTGCGGACAGGCGGCGCGACCGCCACTGGTCTTCGGCAGGGGCCAGCGCATCGCCCCGCGCCAGCTTGGCATCCAGATCCCGCATTTGCCGGATGGCGCTGTCCGCCTTATCCTTGATGGTCTTCACAGCCCACGCCCCCGGCCAGCGCCTCGAGGTCCGCAGTTCCACCAGAAGTTCCGGTGCCCAGCCACCCGCCAAGGCATCCAGCCCCAGCTGGTTCGCAAAGGCCGCGCGGATAAGCGGCGACGCATCATCGCCCGGCGGCTGGATTTGCGCCGCCCATTCCAGAATGCGCTGGCCAATCGGGAACCGGTCCTTGTCCTTGCCGCCCGCATTCGCGGCCACCTGTTCCTCCAAGGCCATCAGGTTCGCATCGGTCATGTAGGTCAGTCGGGCGCACAGGTCTTCCACCATGTCGCCAAACTGCGCCTTTGTCAGACTGGTCGGCCTTGCCAGCCCCCGTCGCATCAATGGGTCAACAAGCACCCCCTTGACCCTTTTTTCACCGTTTGCCTGTTCAGCACTGTCCATCGGTTCTTGCCCTTCTTCATTGCATCTGCCCCGGTCTCAAATGGCGCTTCGGTCGGTATTGGGGCGCTTTCGGCAATTTCGTTTTTTTTTATTTCTTCTTCTTTCCTTTCAGCCCGGAAGAAATCGGAGCGAACGAGGCGCAAAACGTGCAAATTCCATCCCAAACCTTCCGTTTTTCTTCCGGATTCCTTCCGGTTTCTTTCCGCGTTCCTTCCAGTTTCCTTCCGGCGGAAGAAACGCGGAAGGAAATCAGCCGCCGATTTCGGCCTTCCAGTCGATGCCTTCCTGCGCCAGCGAAAACGCTTCCAGCGCCTTGCGGATCATCACGGGCCGGCGCTGCCCCATGGCATCGAAGTGGTCCACCAAGAACTGGTCGAACTGCAGCACCATCACCGGGTCTTCGGTCATGCCCTTTGGCGCACCGCTGCGCAGCATCTTGTCCGGCAGCGCATCCAGACGCTTGCGTTCACGTTCGGCTTCGCGCTTGGCCAGCCGGTCTTCGCGCAACCCAAGGGCATCCTGCGCGATCTTCAGCACCACCGGGTGATACAGGCGCACGTGGCCATTGTCGCAGCGGCATTGCTTCCAGTTGTAAAGCGGGCCAATCGGGCGCTCCATCAGCCGCCGCCATTCTTCCAGCGATTCTCCGGCCAGACGCGCCAGCAGGCGTTCATCGACCGGCAGCGTGCCCACCGGGTCTTCCTTCTGCGCGATGTTGAACAGGTCGAAGCCGACCGCGCGGACCTCCTTGTCTGCCAGCAGGCGGAATTCGGAATGAAGCCACCAGTCGAAACGCCACGTTATGAAGAAATGGCTGTCCAGCCGTTCGCCGGACGGGATGGGGTATTCATACAGGGTGTCGCTATCGACCAGCCTGATGGTCTTTGCCGCTTCAGTCATGCTGCCTCCTTTCGGACGCACGTGCCATGCGGTCGCGATACCATTCCGACTGCAGCCGGGTGACATAGTTGCGACCGGCGCGGGATAGCGCCCGCAGACCGGCGTCCTGTTTTTCATATTTGCCCATGCGCCACGCCAGCAGGGCGGGCGCGGCCTTCTGGCCAATGCGGCGCATTTCGGCTTCATCCATCTTGCGGCAGGTTTCGCAGCAGTAGCGCTGCCAGCTGCGCGCGGGCGCGAAGACGCGCGAACACATCGGGTTCAGACAAACGCCCGGCGCGACCAGCGGAAATTCCGCAAGTTCGCGGTGCGCCGTGACGTGAAAGGGTTCCAAGTCAAAATGCGCCGCCGGTGCATTCGCAAGACGTGGTGCCGGAAGGGTCATGGTGCTGTCACCCCCTTAGCGGCTTTCTCAACGGCGGATGCAGCGCCCGGATATTCCCACCGGATTTGCGTGAAGTTCAAAACCGGAAGCCCATACCGGCGGTCAAACCAGTCGCGCATTTCCGGCCATGAAGCGAAGCCTTCTATTCGGGCCACTTCTTCCAGCTCGCGAATGACCGCGATGTGGTGAATGGAAATCTTCCGCGACCACAGACACGGCACCCGCAGCAGCAGGCGGCAGGATGATGTTCGCATGCCGACAAACAGCTGCAGTTCATCGCCAGCGACCGCATGGCGGCGCTTGCCGTTCGGGCGGATGGTGGACAGCTTGCGGCCCGACAGGATGTCAGGGGCGAAGTCGGCCTGGAAGTTGTAGGCCACCATCAGCGCGCCCCCCCGACAGCACCGAAGACCGGCACCGACCCGCCATGCTTCGCAGCGTAGTGCATCGCCGCGACCATGATGCGCTCTTGCCCGCGCTTCGATTTGCGCTTGACCGCCTTCGCAATGAATTCTTCATCCTTGAACCCAAGGGCGCGGCTTGCAGCCCGCATCGACGGGAAGGACAGGGTGCCAATCTGGAAGCGCTTTGACTTCCAAGGGTTGTAGCGCTGCGGACGGGCCACTCGATCAGGGTCAACATCCGCCAAAGCGGCCCAAATGGTATGCGAACAGCACCCGAAGTGCTTGGCGGCATCGTGCACGTTGCCGAAGACCTGCCCGGCGATCTGAACCCGCATCGGTTCTGGCCCGACACGGCCCGTGCCGACGCGATGCAAGGTGCCGTTGCGATAGGCCGCGCGGACCGTGTTCGGGTTCACACCAAGCGCCCGCGCCGCATCGCTGAAGTTGTCATAGGTCACACCACGGATGGTGACAGGCCGGAAATCGGGCCGCGTTCCCAAGGTATCAAGGCGACCACGGCGGACAGCCATGCGCACCTGACCAGCAGTGACACCCAAGGCTTCCGCCGCCGCGTTCGCATCTGCATAGACCGTGCCGCGCACGTTAATGTCGCTATACCGGCGCTTACCCATGACGGCCCCCATCTGCAGGATAGGGGCGGGCCGACAGCCCATAGGCTTCCCGCAGCTTCAGCACGTTCGGGACAACCCGCAGCCGGTGCCAGCGCTGTTCGACCGCGATGCGCGACCGGTCCAGCCGGGTTGCGATGGCGGTGAAGTTGTCACCGGCGGCACGGGCCTTCAGCAGCGCATGGTCATCCGCAGATGACCAAAGCGGGTGAAAAACCGACACCAGCCGTTCCGCCGCATGGGTGGACTTGGCGCGGTTCGACGAAAAGCTGGCGCGGGCGTTCATATCAGCGGCTCCCGCACAGGCGCAGCGGGCGCTGGCACGAACAAATCCGGCTGACGATAGGCGTCTTCGACCCGCTGACAGGCGATGTCGAAATAGGCGGGGCTTATTTCTATGCCCACCCCCCCCCCGTCCATTGCGGGCTGCGGCCACCAAGGTGGTGCCGGACCCCATGAACGGGTCAAGAATGACATCGCCGGGATTGGTGAAATCGGTGATGATTTCGGACATCAACCGCCACGGCTTTTCGGTCGGGTGACCGCCGTGCCGGTCGGGCGGATTGGTCATGTGGCGATAAATGCCGCGCTTGCCGCCTGCATTCCACTTGGCATGGCCTTCGCCCGCCCATGCGGTGACAAAACATTCAGCGCCCTGCGCCGGACCCTGACCGTTCAGCTGCGGCGTGCTGTCCGGCTTCACCCAAATGCACGCCCGCTTGTACTTCATGGGCGACGGATTTATGGCATCCGCCCAACGGGCAACGCCTTCGATGGTGCAGAAGGCTATGAACCATCCCTTACACATGCCCGCCGCCATGTCGGTGAATTCGCTGCGGATGGCGTCGATGCCCACAAAATCCAGCCCGCGCAGATCCACACCACCGTCATTCCGGATGCGCCGCTTCAGGCTGTTCTTTGCATCGTGTAGCGATTGTTCATAGGGCGGGTCAGAAATGATGTGGTCCACCGGGCCAAGGCCCGGCATCAATGCCAAGGCATTGCCCAAGATCAGGCGGCAGTTGCCGATGGTCACGTCCTTCAGGATGGCACCGGTCATGCAGCACCTCCGAATTCAGACCCTTCGGCCACCAGATACACTGGCACATTATGCAGCTGCGCCCAGCAGGCTTCGCGCCAGACGCCGCGCGACACATCCCATCCGTCCATCGCCGGGATGACCACGGCACCGCAGGCGGACAGCAGCGGCTGGCACCAGCGCGACCAGAACGCATCATCCAGCGGGTCCAGATGACCTTCGACATCCGCATGGCAAATGGCGCAGGACATCACGATGGGCGAAGCGACGGTGACACCCTCAATGGCAAAAGCCCGCGACCAGCGGGCGGTGCGGACCTCGATGTCAAAGGATAGGCCGCGATCCCATTGCAGGTCATCATTCAGAACGGCCTTGGTGTAGGGCGTGGCCAGATAAGCCATGCGGCCACCGACGCGGCGCACCACGTCCATGAACGGGCAATCCACGTGCAACAGGATGTTGCCGGGATAGCTGGCCTTGAGCCATGGCCAGTCAGGCTGGCGTGGGAAATTGAAATCAAGCCCCATCATGCACCCCCGCACAGGGCGTCATGCAGGTCGGGCCAGCGGGTGCGGGGCAGCGGGAGGAGGTGCCGCCCCGCACCACTGGCAGCGCCGGAAATCTCGGCACTACCCCCAGAGCCAGCCCCACCCGTGGCAGGACCGACCGCGCCTTGCGCCTGTTTGGCGTGGCCGACCAGCTGGCCCACCACGCGCTTGGTCACCGATTGCACCGCAGACCGGTGACCGGCAACCGTCAGGAAATCGGGATGATTGCGGAACGCATCGACCACGGCCCCTTCGACCAAACGCCAAAGCCGCCCATGGTCGCGATGCTTGCACACGGCGGGATGGCGGGCAGAGGGGCGGCGCAGCGTGGTCACTCGGCACCCCCATTCCCCATCGACTTTTCCAGACGCACCCGCGCTTGGCGCAGGGCGAACATGGCTTCATCGACTTCCTTGATGGCCTGCGCACATTCATCGGCACAGGTCGATTGTTCAGCCGCCAGAATGGACGAAATCGCTTCGCCGCTTTCCTTGGCGGGGCTGGTGGTGCCAGCAAGGGAACTGTCAGCAAAAAGGTCAGCGGCCACCGGGTCATAGCAGCCAAACCAGTCCACAAGGGACTTCATGTTCGCGCGAACGATTTTGCGGAAGTCAGGCATGGGAGACACCCCCGGAATTTGCCGCTACGGTGACCTTGACATTGACTTGCAGGGGGGCACCGCATGACGGACACGAACACCGAAGAACGCCTTGCGGCGATTGAGCGGCGGGCGCTTGAACAGGCCGGGCAGATCGAGGCGCACCAGCTGGCGCTGGTGAGCCTTGTCGAATTGCTGAAAGAAGCCGGGAACGAAACGCTGCGAACCAAGCTGGCGCAGCGCCTTGACCCGCCAACACGCGCTGGCCAAGAAAAGCCGGTAGGGACGTATGGGGAGGCTCTTGCGACTGCGCTTCGTGAAATTGCCGAAAATCTTCGGACAGGGCGAGTTTAAGCCGATATTCAGCTTCCGGGCGGCGGTCAGCCGTTGATGCCTCATCGGACGCAAACACCCAAACAACCGCCGCAACCGCAGCATCGAAGCCGCGTCCCCACGATTGGCGGACCTGCTCTTGTTGTTTTTCACGCGCAAAGGTGTCTTCAACAGTCTCAACCACGGGAAACCTCGTTTCCTGTGCACGCGCGGGAAAGCGGTGCAGGGTGAAGCCATGATTTGCCGCGCACATATCCCCGCATCAGCTGGCCCTCTTCATCGGCTCGCCAGCGCCATCACCGGCATCCGCCGGGGGCACGGGGGCCGGATTTTCTTGCATGTATTTCAGGATTTTATCTGCCGTGCGCATGGTGGGCGACCCATCGCCCGCTTCCCACTTGGCCCACGCAGCGCCCCCCAGCTTTGCAGCACGCTGCACAACCGTCGAAGGCTGAACCCCAAGCGCGTCCGCATAGGCGCGCACCTTTTCCATGAACTGTTCCATGGTTTATGGGTAGTGGTTTTATCCTATGGCCGCAAGGGATTTTAAGTCGATAGGCGGAAAAACCTATTTTGGTAAGATACCCTCATGACAGACAGAACCTTTGCGCAGCGGCTAAAGGCCGTCATTGAAAGCGACCCGGACCTTACAGAGGCCGGTCTGGCCACCAAGGCCGGGCTAAGCAATAGCGTCATCCGCAAGCTGCTGAAGGGAAGCACGCAAAATCCGCGAGTGGACACCGCGATCAAGATTTGTGAAGCCCTTGGGACAACGCTGGAAGACTTTATGTCTGGCGCTTATGAAGCGGGCCGGGTTCCTGCTGACACAGAAGCACAGCGTATTCGGTCCCTACTGTCTCAACTATCACCGAGCGAGCGCCGTCTTCTGCTAACGTACGGAGAAGGGCTTCGCGATGCTCGGGGGGTTGGCAGCGCAGCGCCTCCTGAAGGCGATGTATGAAGTCTTCCTTTTGCAATGCACCCTCCCTAATGGTTAGAACATTAAGGGAACATTCACGGGGAATTTCAATCGCTAGATTTAGAGCGCAGGCTGGCGGGTTGCGCACGATGTTGCGCGCGGCCAGCATACAGAAGGCAAAAAGGAGGGAATCAACAGTGAAATTGAAAATTGCAACCTTGTGCGTGGCCATGGCGGCAGCATCCAGCGCATGGGCTGAAGTCATCGTGACGCCGGAGCTTCAGGAAGACCTTGAAGCCCATGAGATGTCACCCGAAACGCTTGCGACGTGGATGCGGGATGTGCTGGACCAGCGCGGGCACCCCTGTAGCGATGTGCTTTCAATGGGTGGGCAGGTGCCGCGAACTGACCCTGAAACACGCCGAAACGTGGCGATTAGCGTTAATTGCGAGGAGCGTCCATACTTTATCACTGTGGGCATCCGCGCGGGCTGGAAGGTTCACGACTAGCGCCTGCATGGCTTTCTGCCGGAACGCAGGGGCGGGCTAAGATAGCGAATCTGCTACTAGGTAATTAGACTATTAATGTTGACTTAGGGTAATTAGACTACTAGCGTGCCCCCATCAAACCGATGGAGGCACCTATGCGCGACACTGAAGTCCAGCCGCTTGTCAGCGATGACCTGCTGGCCGAACTGGCCACCCCCGACTACGCCCGCCAATGCGGCGACTTCGACGCGGAAACCCGCGCGATGCTGGCCACGGCCTTACCCGAAATCTGCAGCGAACTGCTGCGCTGGCGTCAGACCGCCGCGAACCGCCCCTTTGCCTTGGCGCTGGCCCTGCGGTCGGAGGCTATTGAGGCCCGACTGACTGATGCCCGGCGCGCCATCCGCGCACCTGAACCGATCCACCCCCGCGCCCTGACCGCAGCCTGCGAAACCCTGCTGCACCATTCGACCGACGCCGCCGAGCGCGCCGCCGCATCCGATGTGCTGGCACAGATGCAGGAGGCCGCGTGATGATTATTTTAAAATCAATCGCTCGATTGTATCGGCCCATAGGTTCCGTATTTCGAACGCTATCTGTGCGCGAGCGGCGTTTTCAGCGTCGTCTGAAAGCGTGGGAGGCATGGCGCGCAAGCGGTCGGCAATTTTCAACTGACGATCATCCGGCACGTTCGCTGCCATCATCATCAGAAACGCAAAATCCTGTAACGCCATCTGAAGCGCCGCAATTTGATCCGCGTTTGCCCTCACTTGGCGTGCAAGATTCTCTGGTGTCTCGTTCATCTGAATTCCTTTCTGACAAAGAGTTTTCAGAAGAGCATGAACAAGCCAGTGGCGAAATAAGCACCCTTTACGGGAGGTTCATATAATGGATGCTCTGCATAACCGCCTTCCGGCCTTCCTGATGAACTTGGAATGCCTGTCCGCCGATGGCCAGATGGACGCCTTTGTGAACGAGGTGATGGAAACTTTCGGGCGGTTCGACCCGCCCGCAGGTGACCGCACCCATCGGTGGGAACTGGACCTTCACGGCATCAGCGCCGATGGCGCGACCGAGGAAGAGGCGATGGCCAACTGGAAGCGCTTGGCCCACCAGACCTGCAAACTGGACGGCACCGAAGATGACGGGTTCATCACGGTACACCCACCGATCAAACAGATTGGGGCCGCGTGATGACGATGCACGCACGCCCCACACCCTTGCCGTATGAAACCGGCACCACTGCCGGGGGCGGACTGCTCGCCGCTCCCGGCGCTTTTTTTCGCCGGTTTCGCAAGCGCGCTGATGACGGTGCGGTGCGGCCCGAGTGCCCGCCGTCGCTTTTTCCCGATCAGCAATGGCTGGTGACCTATCAGCGCCCGAATGGCGACGTGGCCACCGCTGCCGTCCTGATCAACGGCGGAAATCTGCAGGCGGACATCGAGACGCTGGCGCGACTGGCGCTGCCCCGGCAGCGCGACATCGACTGTGCCGCCATTTTGCGCATCAGCATCGACTACCGCGCCACCCCGGCCCGCGTCGAACTGCTGGACCGCATCACCCGCGATTATAACGCCCGCCTTCGCTTTGAAGCGGAATGCGGCTGATTTCAGGAGGTTCGACCATGACCATCGCAGGCTTCGCGGCCCTTATAACCAGCGGCATCATCATCGGCTTTGCCGCAGGGGTCGGCTTTGCCGCCGCCGGTGCCGTCATGGCCGCTTTCTCGAACCGCGATTGACCACGAAAGGACTGCCCGTGTTCTACAAAGACGAAAACTTGGCCCTGTTCATCGACGGCCCCAATTTCTATTCCACAGCCCGCGCGTTGCAGTTCGACGTGGACTACAAGCGCCTGCTGGAAGCCTTCCAGACCAAGGGGCGGCTCTTGCGGGCCAGCTACTTCACCCCGCTGGCCGACACCGATGATCACGTGGCCATCCGCCCGCTGGTGGACTGGATGCAGTACAACGGCTGGAACGTGGTGACCAAGCCCGCCAAGGTCTTTGAAGCCGAAGACGGGCGCAAGCGCATCAAGGGCAACACCGACATCGAAATGGCGGTGGAAGTGATGAAGCTGGCACCGGCCATCGCTCATGCCGTCTTGTTCACCGGCAACCGCGACTTCGCCCCGCTGGTCACGTTCCTTCAGGAACGCGGCACGCGGGTCACCGTGGTGTCCAGTATCCGCACGCAACCCCCGATGATTGCCGATGACCTGCGCCGCGCAGCTGACGCTTTCGTGGAACTGGACACCCTGCGCGATGCCATCGCCCGCAAAGCCCGCGACGGCGCTGCGGCCTAACGAACCCCAAACCCCGAAAGGAATGCGACCTTGATGACCAAGCGCAAAGAACCAACCCCAGCACCGACTGCAGACATCAATGACCCATACAAAATGCGGACACTGGAACAGATTCTGATGCTGTTCGATGGCGGCGATTTCATGGGTGAAGTCATGTCCGGGCATCAGAAGCTGATGCAGGACTTGCTGGAACACAACGCCGAACACGGCCCCAAAGGCTGCAGCGGCACCATGACCCTGCAGCTATCCTACACGGTGGGCAATTCCGGCGATGTCGGCATGGGCGCAACCGTCGCCTTCAAGGCCCCGAAAAAGCCACCATCCAGCGCGGGCGCATACATCAACGATGCAGGGGAGTTGACCCTCTACAGCCCGATGATGAAGCGGATGCACCAGCCTGTGCGGGATGTCGATGACTACAACTATGACCCCGCCACCGGCGAAATCCGCGACATCGAATAACGCCAAGTAGCAAACAAGGAACAAAGACGTGACCGAAGAACTCGCACAATTCAGCCCCGAAAACACCGCCGCCACCATGCGTGATGTCATGGAAAAAATCGGGGGCACGGAACATATCACCCGCCCCGAAGACTTTGACCTGACAAGCGCACATCTGGTCGCGATGCCCAGCCATCGCAAGGTCGAAGACCTGACGGCCAAACATCGTGAAGCGGCAGAGTTTCTGAAACCCGCCCGACGCAAAGGAACTGCCCGGCTGGATGACCTACAAAGCCTGATTGATTGGGCCAACCGCTTCAAGGGTCCGACATCGGCGCTCTTTGCTAAGCCCGACCTGAACGCCCCTACCATCACCTGTATTGCAGACTATCACGCGGAAGGCCCTGCCGATCAGGCAGCCGCCGGTGGCGACCCTACCGCCCGCCACTGCCACCATCGGGCTATCTACAGCTTTCCGCTGTCCGAAGAATGGAAAGCTTGGACGGGCGTTTCCGGCAATGCGTTGGAAAAGGATGACTTGGGCGAATTCATCGAAGCGAACGCCAAGGACATCATGGACCCGACCGCCGCCATTCTGGCAGCGAAGGAAAGTGACAAAAACCAGCCGTGGGAAAATCGCCTTATCCAAACGGCGCAGCAAATCGAAGGCCGCTATGGCCAGCTAACCCAATTGCTGCAGATGTCTCGCCAATTTCAGGTTTATGAAACCAGCAATCTGAAAGTGACCAGCAATCGCGACACCGGCGAAAGCGAAATCCAGTTCCTCAACGAACACAAGGGCGCTGACGGCAAGCCGCTTCAGATCCCGAACCTTATCATCATTGCCATCCCGGTGTTCATGGGCGGTGCCCCTTACCGGATGCCGGTACGGTTTCGCTATCGCAAGATGGGCGGCGCGGTTCGCTTCATCCTGTCCATCTACAACCCGGAAAAAGCGTTCGAGGCGGCATTCAAGGAGGCCGTCGAAGAGGCCACTGAAAAAACAGAACTGCCGACCTTCAAAGGCACCCCCGAAGGCTGATGCCTCTTTCTGGCCCTTGGAAACAGGGGGCAGCGATGGACACCAGAAAGCCGAAAGACAGACATGCCTGACCATCCCCGCATCATCGAATTCGGTTATGTCAACTGGCGCGGCCAGTTCGCCATTCGAACGGTCACACCGATCCGCATCTATTACGGCGCGACCAAGTATCACCCGCAGCCGCAATGGCTGCTGGAAGGCTTCGACCACGACAAGAACGGCACCCGCGATTTCGCTCTGACGGATTGTGATTTCGCGGCGCGCCCTGACGGCGAAGAGATTGCCTTCTGATGCCGGTTCAGTTCGCAAACCCCAAGGAACGCGCGTTCCAGACCCTGCTGGCCAAGGACAAGGTGCGCCTGCGCAACCCGCAGACAGGCGAACTGCTGCACCTGTCCGGTCAGGGTACCACCACCGATGTCACGTGGTCATGGCTTGGCTATCACCACCAAGCCGAAACCCTGCGCCGCCGCGCAGCCATCAAGGGCGATGACTGGCCATTCGTGCCCGTGCATCGCAACCTGCTGGACCCTGTACGGGAGGCGGATTGATGGCGGTCTATGTCGATGCACCGCGCCACCGTGTCGGTCGGATGATCATGTGCCACATGCTGGCCGACAGCATGGAAGAACTGCTGGCGATGGCAGACCGGATTGGCGTGGCCCGCAAGTGGTTCCAGCCCGCCAGCCATCCACACTTCGACATCTGCAAAGCGATGCGGGCCAAAGCGGTCGCCGCCGGGGCCATCGAAGTGGACCGCCGCCAGCTGGTCGATGTGATGAAGCGATACCGCAGCAAGTGGTTCGCAGACCTTGAAGAACGCGCCGCAGTCGAAGCGGCGAAAGCAGCATGCGCCACGCGCACCAGATCCCGAACAAAGGAAATCCGCCATGACTGACGCCACCGCAATCCTTGACGCCCGCAGCCTTGTCGATGCCCTGAAGCTGGTCGATGTTGTGCGGGAGGCGCACCACATTCCAATTCTGGCCGTCGCGGTCGCGAGCTTCGATGACAAGCCGCACCTGAAGGCGGCCGACCTTGACCAAGAGCTGACCGTGTTCCTGATGGCAACGTGCACCGGCGAATTCCAAGTGGCGATTGACCCGCCCACGGCCATCACCGCCTTTGGCAACAGCACTGGCGCTGCAGCGGTCAGCCTTGATGACGGGGCCGCATATATAACCACCAGCCAAGTCGCGGTGCGCGGACCAAAGGGTATCGACTTGAACGATTTCCCGGCCCTGAACACCGGCAAGCCCGTGCACAGCTTCGCAATCGCGGAAGACAAGCTGCACGCGGCCCTTCAGGCGGTGCGGTTCGCGATTTTGACAGAGAAAACGCGATACTATCTGAACGGGGTGTTTCTGACCGCCGTCGATGGCGAAATGGCACTGGTCGCGACGGATGGCCACCGGCTTGCACGGCACCTGATGGACATGCCCTATGACGGGCCGCAGGTCATCATTCCGGCACCAACCGTCCGCACGTTGCAGCAGCTGCTGAAGCGTGATGGCGATGCACCACTTTCCATCACCATCGGAGTTGTCGCCGCAGGCAAGGGGCACGCCGGGAAAGACACTCATGCGATTGTGGTGGGTGGCGACAGCTGGCACCTGAAAAGCCGGTGCATCGACGGAACCTATCCGAAATGGGAAGTGGTGATGGGGAAGGCGGTGGACGCAATCGGCGGCGCACCGTCTATCCGCGCGACAGTGACCCAAGCCCACGTCAGCCGACTGCCAAAGCACAACAGTTGGCGACCCACAACACTTGACCCTGACGCGGGCACCATGCGCGCTCGCAATGACTACAATGAAGACGCCGTGGAAATGCCCCTGAAGGGCATCGGCGCAGCCTTCTGTTTCAATGCGCACTACCTGCGCCAGCTGGTCGGGGCAGTCGGTGATGTCGAATTCACCGGCAGCGGGCCGGACGCACCATTCATCGCGACACCCAAGAACCCGAAGACGGTTGTGGTTCAGATGCCGATGAAGGTGTCGGGCAAGGAGGGGTAACGCAATGGGCGCAATCGACCGGCACAACGCCCCCGGATGGGCTGCACCGCCGCTGAATATCGTTCAGGCTGCGGAAGCATTGGGCATTTCCAGAAGCACCTTGGACCAAGCGCTGAAGAACAAAGGGATTCGCCCCGGTGTTCATTTCGAGTTGCGCGGCAATCGAAAAGTCTTCTAC